CTGGGGAGCCGGGGCAGTGCGCAATACATTCCAAATTTTGTTCAACGCCATCAAGGGAGCCACGAAATCCAGCCAAACGCTTTTCGCCGGAACTACGAACTGGAGTTTCCAGTATTCCGCTAGTGTGCAGCGATCGGAAAAAGATACGTATTTCCCGGTGACCAACAGCCAGGCAAACAACCTGGTAGTGGGGGCATATGTATCCGTCGGATACGGGAGCAACAACAACGGCACCGTAAATCAGGACCGTGGGGTAGCCGCCATGCACGCCTACGCGGACGACGTGAAAATCCTGCGCATTGAAGACTTGGACGAAAACAACAAAGCTGTGTACCTGGATGTGGAAGAAAGCTTCGACACCATGCCTGTGCAGCTGACGGATGAGCTGTCCGCCAATATTACCATGTCCTCTATGCACTGGTGGTCCGGAGCCACAGATTCCGTCTTGGGCCATCATGACGGCTCCCCGACCAGCAACGCGAATGGTAAATTCCCGTATCGCGTGCAGGGCCGGGAGTACAGCGTGGGCGGCTATGCAGTTGCTTCTGACACTGTTGCATGGTTAAACGAGGACGGCACCCGAACCGTGTACAGTGCCCCGCGCGGTGCGGAACACGTTTCCGCTAACGATTCTATCAAAGAAACGTACAAAGAATCTGGAACCATCCCCGTGCACTCCGGGGGGGCCGCCGCTGATTATTGGGTCGGCGACTGCGTGGTAGACCCAGAAACTGGCGCGTGGCATCCCGACGCTCAAGGTTCCGGCTCAACTCAGGGGTGCGGCGACATGTACTACGCCGGAGGAACCTCTGCAAACACATTCCGAGAATTCTTGCAAGGCGGCTATCTCTGGAGCGGCTCGAGCGCTGGCTCTTGTTTCCTGCATCTCGGGAACTGGCTGGGGAACGGGGGCTGGTACTGCCTCGCCGGCGATTGATGCGCCTGTGGGGGTGAATGGCCCGTAGGGGACAGAGGGGGCTTGCCCCCTAAAAACGTAGGGACGCGCAACGCGGCGGCAATCTCAGGAACGGCTCGAACGCTGGCTCTTGTTACCTGAATCTCAGGAACAGGCTGGGGAACGGGAACTGGAACTACCTCGCCGGATATTGCTTCGATTTTTTCAAAACCATGCATTGCGTTGTGCGCCGCGCTGGCAGGCGTAGCCGGATGGCTCCTTGGCAGATGCCAAAAATATCTCAGAAAGGCTAGGGGCTAGTAGGAAACGAACACCCTTATGAGAAGCAATCGAATGAAACGATATTGCAAGGATGTAGATATCACAGACGCAAATCTGATTTGGAGGGCCGTTGTGGACTGCCTGAGCGGAAAGAAAAGCAGGCGGGATGTGGCTGCTTTGATGCGCCGGTGCAAAACAGTGGACGCTGTTGTGGCGGAAATGCAGGATGAGCTGAAAAGCAGAAAGCTCAACCTGAAACCCATGTGGTACAGCTACAAAGAGGACGCCAGCAGCCGTAAGGTCCGATGCATAGGCATTCAGGATATCAAACAGCAGCTGTACGACTATGTGGCTGTTTGCGGTCTGCACCCCGTGTTCGCGAGAATTGGGGAGTACCAGTGCGCAGCTATCCCTGGCAGGGGCCAGGTTTACGGGCTGAGGGCCATCCGGAAGTGGATGAAAGACCCGAACGCAAAGTACGCCTGTAAGCTTGATATCCGCAAGTGCTATGAAAGCATTGATCGCAAAAAATTGATGGCGTTTCTCCAGAGGCATGTCAAAAACGACGATCTTTTGTGGCTTGTGCATGAGCTAATTGAGACATTTGATCAGGGCCTGTCCATCGGCTCCTACTTGAGCCAATACCTATGCAATCTGTATTTGAGTGAGCTATACCACAATATCGCTGAAAATATGTATAGATTCCGCGGGAAATCGCGCGACGGAAAACGGGTAAATCTAGTAAAGCACGTTCTGTTTTACATGGACGATATCCTTTTAATCGGCACAAACGCCAAAAACCTGCATGCTGCTGCCAAGATGGTCGCCATCAAGGCCGCGGAAATGGGGCTCACCATCAAAAACGGATGGCGGGTGTTTAAAATCGCTGATAAAAAGGGAAGCCCTGGAAGTTTCATCGATATGATGGGGTTTCGGTTTTACAAGAATTGTACGACCATTCGCAGACGGGTTTTCCGCCGGTTGCGAAAATCGTTTTTGCGCGCGTGGAAACGGAGAAAACAGCTATCCGTGCATGCCGCCCAGCGGTGTGTGGCGTATTTTGGGTTCACACAGCACACAAACAGTTTTACATTCTGCCGCAAGTATCACGTTTACGAGATTATAAAAATAGCGAAAGAGGTGATCTCTCGTGCGAGCAAGATTTCTGGAACAGCAGCCGCCGGTGCGGATTGTTGAGAAAGAGGACAAAGCTTTTGTATATCTCTGCTTGAACGAAACCGTTTTTGAAGAGACGTACAACGATGGAGATTCCTACGCCGTCACGGTGTACGAGTACGACTACCATGAGTTTGTAGACGACTCGGAAAACGTGGACGCAGAGGACATCACGCAGAGCCCTGAGAAGTACATGGGCTATGTGCCAAAAACTGGCACGTTGGAGGAACAGCTGGCCGAGATGCGGACCCAGCTGGAAATTATAAATCGCTTCATAGCGGAAGGAGGCACGACATGAGCAATATTGTATCCATCATTCGCAGCGCCATTGAGACCGGCAGCTACGACCTTTCCAGCATGCTGGAGACCATCGCCTATCACCAGGCCCACGGGGATATGACCCTGGAGGAAATGGAGGAGCTGACCGGCAAGGCCCGGGAAAACGCCAAAACCCAGTACAAGGAGGAGGACATCTCCCAGCTGTTCGACCGTCTTCACGCTTTGGAGGAGCGGGTGACAAAGCTGGAGAGAACCGAGGTGGTGGAAAAGTACCCGGAGTACGAGGACGACCGCTGGTACTTCTCCGGCGAGGGCGTGACCTTTGATGGCACCAAGTACACCTGTATTGCCAAAAAGACAAAATTCTCCCCTGCGGAGAAGCCCAAGGACTGGCAGGAGGTGAAGTAAGTGGAGGAAAAATGCATCCTTGACCCCTCCCGTGACTGCCTGGGCCTAGAAAAAGCCAGGATGCTGGAGAAGCAGGTGGACGAGTACCGCCGCCAGGCTCGTGAGGACCACTTCAAGATCTACACCCGCCTGGAGGAGCTGGAGAAGATGAACGCCGCCCGGAATGAGCAGTACTCCCACATCTTGGAAAAACTGGACACCCTGGGCGACAAGATGGACAGCATCGAGAAGCGTGTTACCGATTTGGAGATGATGCCGGGCCGTCAGTGGGAGAAAGTCGTGGGCGGCGTGCTGGGAGCCGTGGCCATCGCTGTGGTGGCGTACTTCCTGGGGAAAGTGGGGCTGCCGATGTGAGCTGGGTTGGCGGTATTTTCTTTTACGTGCTCCTGCGCATACTTCTATTTTTTGATGGATTGGAGGATTTTACCATGAATATCAACTGGATTGCTCGATTGAAAAACAAGAACTTCTGGATTTCCCTGATTCCCGCCGTGTTGCTACTCGTCCAGACCATTGCTGCGGTGTTTGGCTTTACCCTGGACTTCGGCGAGCTGGGCAACCAGCTTTTGAGCGTGGTCAACGCCCTGTTCGCTGTGCTGGCCATCCTTGGCATTGTCGCCGACCCCACCACTGCGGGCATCAGCGACAGCAAGCAGGCCCTTACATATACTGAGCCCAAAAAGGAGGAGTGAGCATGGCAGTCAAAGGCGTGGATATTTCCGGCCCTATCGCCCCTTGCACAGCGGCGGACCTTAAGGCGGCCGGCGTGAAGTTTGTCATCTGCAAGACGGGCTTCGGCTCGGACTACCCGGGCCAGCAGGACAGCGGTTTCGCGGCCAATATAAAGCTGCTGGACGCCGCCGGGATTCCCTGGGGAGCCTATCACTTTTCCTACGCCACCACCCGCAACGGTGGCATCCAGGAGGCTAAGCACATGCTGCGGCTGCTGGGTGGAAGAAAGCCCCTGTACGGGGTGTGGTTTGACATGGAGGCAAACTCCACATTGGGCGGGGACCTTCCCGGCGCGGCGGAGGGCTTCTGCGAGACAATGGAAGCCGCGGGTCTGTATGTGGGCGTGTACGCCAGCACCAGCTGGTGGAAGAATTACCTGACCAGCCCCGTTTTCGACAAGTACGACAAATGGGTGGCTCAATACTACAAGGAGTGCCAGTACGACGGCCCCTATGGCATGTGGCAGTACACCAACAGCTGGGTGATCGGTGGCCGCAACTTCGACGGCAACTGGGCCTATAAGGATTACCCCAGCATCATCAAGGCCATGAACGGCGAAACCAAGCCTGAACCCGAACCAGAGGAGGAAAAAGAGTTGACCGAAGCCCAAGTGAAAGCCATCGCCAAAGCGGCGGCGCGAGAAGAGATTGAGGCCTATTTCCAGGAGCTGGCCAAGAAGCCCGTGTCCAGCTGGGCAAAAGATGCCGTGGCGTTCGTCCAGGCGGAGGGCCTGATGAACGGCGACGCAGACGGCAGCTTCCGCCCCCAGAGCTTCATCACCCGCCAGGAGGTGGCGGCGGTGCTGAAGAACGAGCACGAAAAGGAATAAGTAGCGAGAGGCCCCGGCGTAAAAACCGGGGCTTTTTTGTTATCTTAACTTGATTTTATGTGATTGTTCGCATATAATAAAAGTGGCCGGGGTAAGGCTCCCGGCGCACTGTGTTTTTTGAGGCGGTAGGCTTTGGCGGTCACCCGCCTCTTTTTTGTTTACTTATTCATTCTTTTCGCAGAGGAAGAAATATGCTCTCAGTAGTGGCCACGGGCTTTTTGTTTTTAGCTTGATGAGAGCAGGGAGGATGGATACACTGAAGGGGAAAGAGAGATATTCTATGGTTGACCACATTCAAAGCGCTGAAGATCTGGAATCTTTGTTTTGGCACATTGTTTTCGATGACGATTTTGGTAAAAACAATCCGGAATTTACAACAGAACTTTACCACTATACAGACAAGGAAACTATGGTTACCTGTATCCTTCACGACAAAGAAGACAATGACGATAAGAAAGATGATAAACTCTATAAAGCCAATCGATTAGATCTGCGGCTTACTAACCTGACAAAATTCTCTGATAAAGAAGAAGGCTGTCACATACTTCCGGTTTTAAAGTGCTCACTTGAGGAGAGCTATCGGGCCAAAGAAATCGACCATGCTTTTTTCGATCAAATGACGTGCGAAATTGATTCCTATGTTCAAAAAAATAATGACCTGTCTGACTGGTATGTGTTCTGCTTTTCTCGGAACGGGGATTGCCAATACCTAAAGAAGAACTACGCGTGCCAAGACAAAAAAGCTGGTGCGGTGTTGGGGATTCAAACCCTGGAACTATTGGAAACGGCACGTGGCTATAAATCTCAAGAAGGTCAGGAAACAGAGGAAAATATTACAATTGATAATTTTCCTACGGTATTGCTTTGCGATGTGATCTATGATACTGAAATTATTAAAGCGAAAGTTCGAAAATTGATTTGCAAAGCATATGAGCTTTACAAAG